GCCCTTAGCGAGCGCCCACTTCAAGACTTCCTCAGCCTTTTGCTTTGGAATGTCTGCAAACGAATCCCAGCCGCGAGACTTCAACAGCGCGTCGCTGTCAATGCCAGCCGCAACCAGGGCAATGCGGATGTTTCCAGCGAGTTCGTCGCCTGCTGGCTCCTCTTCGGCGTCCAGGGCTGCAGCGACTGCTTCGTCCATCTGCTCGCGCTTTACGCCACCCTTAACGCCAAGAGCCTTTGCGAACACCGACTCAAAAGTCGGGTCAACAATCTCAGCCTTCAGGTCATTAGAGCCAGTGCGATCCTTGACAACCGTCATCTTGCGAACGCCAGACTCAACCGACATACGCAACACGCTGTCAAAGAAATACGGCGTTCCCTTTTCGCAGTCTGGCTTGCTGCCAATGCGAACAATCTGATCGCCGCGCTTCTCGGTGTCGTCTTTCTCGCGTGCCACCACAATGGTGTGAATTGGCAAGTTGATGATTGCCGTCAGGAGCGACTTATACTGGCGCTTGATTCGCCCCCAGTCCAGCATCTCCAGGTCGGTTTCCTCAACGATGCCGCTCCCGCGACCCTTCGCTGCATTTGCCGCTGCGCGCTTGATCTGGGCTGCATCCTGCAGTGTTTCCCAAATTACTGTCAGCGGGTCAATGACCAGCGTTGTGTACGCCTTCGGGTTCGCCGCGATGTACTCAACAGCCGCCTTGACATCCTTGTAGGTCTTGGTTGGCAGAACATCAAATTCCGCCAGCCCTGGGCGACCTGCGTAGTGCGCCGTGCCACCTTCGGTGTCAATCACAGCGACCTTGCCCTTGCCCGACAGCGCGAAGTAAGTCTTGCCGACCCCCGACGCACCGTAGACCAGAACTTTCATCTTCGGCTCAACATTCTGAGCCGTCTTGAACGGGTTGCTCACCAGTCCCTCCTTACTCTTGGATGCCGCGCCATGCGGGGCAGTCCACTTTTGCGGCGCATCCATTGCATGCAAATTGCGCCGTGAATCCCTGAGTTAGGTGCATGTCCAACTCTTTCGCCACATTGCGTGATCGCTCGCGCTTTGCAGCCTCAATGCGGAACGCCTCAACCGCTGCGGTCAACCGTCGGCTGCGCTGGCTGTCGTACCAAGGCTTTGTCGCCTTCGGGTTCCAAGCCAAAACATCCTTCGGCGGATTCGCATAGATCAAGCCGTCAAGCCCGACCATCGGCGGAAGCGAGCCGTAGACCTCATACAGCCCCCAGGCGTAATAGGTCAACTGGAAGTCGTGGTCAGCCCGACGCTCCTCCAGCCTGCGCTCGCTTGTCTTCAGGTCAATGACAGAACCGTCGGCAAGAATGATGTCGGGATGGGCGTGATAAGTCGCGCCCTCAAATTCCCAATGCAACTCCACCTGGGTTCCAAACACCTCTGGCATTTGCGGCTGCACATCGCGCTGCCACAACTGAACCAGTGCCGATGCCTTTTCCTTCATGGCATCAAGCGCCCAAACGCGCTGCGCCTGTGGATCTTCCTCGTGAACGGCAGCCTCAACCTCTCGCTCAACACTGGCTGCTTCGCCAGCGATGAGCAAACAGACAGCCGCGTCCACCGCTTTGCCGACCATTGCCGCTTCGCCCATTTGGGGCTTGACGCCATTGACCGTCAGGGCATTGGCTTTCCACTGGCACTCATTCCACAGCCTGTCGCCCGAATACGAGCGATGGCTGGGGTCAAAACAGCGAGCCATTACGCGACCAATGCCAAGACGATCTCAAACGATCCATCTTGCCCTGCGGCGCATCGTGACTTCACCTTCATGCCACGAAGTCGGAACTGCTGCGCCAGCGTTGCGCGCTTGCGCCATGCCTCTTCCTTCGTCTTGGCAAAAACCTTGATCGCCTTACCAGCGACCAACTCCTGCGTTGCAGCGGCGTAATCAATCAGCGGCTCACGCCCTGAATAACGCCAATGGATTTCCGACCCCGTGGTCGTAACGAAATCCTCCATGTCCCCTCCTATTTGCTCCGCGCCCCTAGACGCGGGAGCCTTTCCTCAGACCAGCCTAGGCTCGTCGGCTGATGCAGGAAGAGTAGAGCATCTGTTCTGGTGTGTCAACACCTGTACACATGCTTGTCGGGGAATGTCAGATCTGCGGCAAGACTGGGTTTTCTGTGTCTAGGTAGACAACATACTCCGCCGTCACCCCGTACTTCGGGTGAACGAATCGGAGACCCTGGCTTGGGCGCCCGACTGCTGCCAGCGCTTCCTGGGCAAAAGTGTTGTGGCTTTCTGGGCTGCCATTGCAGCGCGCCGTCACTCGGTTGAGCGTGACGCGGGTCGGCTGGTGCCAGTGACCAAAGTCAGTGTCGTGGAAGACTTCTGGGATTGCGCCCAGCGCCCAGCCGCCAACCTTTTTCATCAGCCCATACCAAGGGAAGCCCGACCCTCCGCGCAGGTTGTAGCCGTGGAACAACAAAACCCTGTAGTTCGGGAATACTTCGGCAACCGTGTACCAATGTGATTCGCCAGAACCATCTGGAATGTTGAACGAAACGCGCTTCTCATCCCTGAGCAACATCTGAGTGATGCGATAAGCCATGCGGTCGGCGTTGCTCTCTGGATTCATGTCGCGTCGCGTCTGTCCACCGATAGCGCCGTGATTGCCGATAACCATGTGAACGGTGATCTTGCCGCTAAAGTTTGCAAGCATCTTCCGAATGAAATTAGTCAGGATGCGCGGAGCGTCAAGCACCGTCTGCTGGTACAGCGAACTGTCCAACTGCCACTGCTGACCAGGGAAGATCAACTCGCCCTCAACGATGTCGCCAAGTACAAAAATCTGCAGGTCGTTGACTGGATGGTCAGCGCGCTGGATCTCTGTGAGTTTGATTACTTTGTCTGCGTAGATGTCAATGCGCTCTTCGCAAATCTGTGAGTTGTAGCCTGCTGTCACCTTGCCCAACTGGAAATCGCCAAGCACAGCAATGGCAGTTTCAGCCTGCTTGGTGCGCTTGTCTGGCTTCGGCGCCTGGACTGGCGGAATAATCATTGCGCTTGCAGCCGACTTTGCTGCGCGGAAGATCGCTTCGGTGTAGTCGTCACGATCACGCTTGAGCGAATCGTACTTTTTCAGTGCAGCGTTCAGTTGCGAACGCAACTCGCCCTCAATTTGGGCGCGCTGAATTTCTTCTTCTACTGACACGAGCATTCCCCTTTCCTGTGCCGAGCCACTGAAGACGCGGCAAGTCTTGCGCCAAGAGCAACAGCAACGCCTTTGGCAATTGCTGATGACTCAATGACAGGATTACTCAGAGCCGACCGAAGATCGGCTGCGTCTGCTCCGCTGAGTTCGGACAACACGCGGCGAACGCCGCACATTGATTTGCTCACCGCTGGGCGAGCAGCATTAATTGCGTCTAGTAACGCCATCCCCTAGTTCCTCCCCTAATTTTTTATTACTTCTTGTCAGCCCCGATGCCGTATTCGCCACCTGGCTGCAAGTACCGTAGCACTACTTGAACGCCAGCGGCTACTGCCGCCGCGCTGAGTGCCTTCAAAGCATCGGCGTCCAGCGACCAGATGTCAACACCCATTGCCACCCACATTGCCAAAGCCGTAGCAGCAGCCGTCCGCGCTGCCTCTGTCAAAATTGCCTTCAATTGCCTGCTCATTGTCATTCCTTTCTTACTTGCCACGAAGTTTGTTATGGATCTGGTCAACACGCTTCCACAGCGCTCGCTGGGCAGCCCCCCAGGGCGTCACCTTGATCTCTTTAAGGGTAGCAGCCAGTTCAGCCTGGAGCGCCACTTTTGCAGGCTTCTCCTTGGGCTTTGGGGGTACTGGGAGTACAGGCTGAGGTTTGCTCGCGTTCTGGGGCTTCTGAGGTGCCTGTACGGGGCTTTTGGCGGGGGTCTTTGGGGCTGGTGCCGTCGCCGTGACCACGATCCAAATGGGCGTCTTTTTAGCCAGTTTCTTGGAGTGCGCGATGCTGTCGGCTTCTTTCTCCGAAATCGCCTTGCCGTAAACCTCTTTGCCCTTGCCGCTCATCGTCGGGTCGGCGTACTCCCACTCGCCACCGTCGCATGCCAGCACGCACCAGTGACCGTAGGGAGGCTTGCCCTTGGCGCGCTTTTTCTGCCAGTCAGACCACACCCGCTCAGGGATGCCGAGTGGCGCGTCCACATTGGTGACGATTGCGGCGCCCTTTCGGGCGGCATTCTTTGCGGCGTCCCAAGATCGCACGACGACTGCATGGGCGCCAAGCACTTTGGCGGTCTTAACCAGTTCCACAGCGCTGGTGCCGTTTCCAGCCCCGTCAACATCCTTGCGTCCAGCCTTTGCGCCAGCATCCCAGGATTGCTGCGGCGTAACCGTGATCGCGCCTTTGGTCGCCCACTGGACTGCCATGCCTGCACTTGTAACGCCGCAATCGTCCATCCAGTTGTCGGAAGTTGTCTTTGTTGCCTTGCCCTCAATAAGGGTAGTTTGGGTGACAACCTTAATTGGCATTACTTACCTTGCCCGTTAAGAAACGCGATGACTCCGCCAAGACCCGAAAGCCCAAGCATGGCAATAACAAACTTAGCAAGCCGATAGGCGCCACGAGTCTCCGCCATCTCCACCTTGATGTCGGCAAGATCTCGCTCAATGCGCTCCAGGCGCTTAAGGATTTCGGTGCTGTCCTTGGTTGTCATTCCTTAATGTTACCAGGGAGCGGCGGGGCGTCTTGAATTTCGTATTGATTAGCCCCGATCCTGCGGATGCACTTTCCTTTTTCAAGGCTGTCCATTGGGACGACATCAAGAGAATCAATCCATTCAAAAGCAAGACCATTTCCCGTGTCGTATCCAGCGCATTCTTTTTCGGGCATGATGACGATGCTTTCAAAAATGCCGCTTACTGGGTCGTAAACAGCGCACGCCTTCATGTTTTCGCCAAAGAAACTAAGGTCTGACATAACTCTCCTTTATGGAACTACGGCAATTCCCTGCGCTCTACGAGAAACAGTCGTCGCCAGTGAAGATGTGTTGTAGAGATAAACGGTTGCTCCGCCAGGAACTTGTGAGAACACTACTGCCGACATGGAAACAGTGCTTCCTGTCGTCATGTATGGGCTGGCAACAACATACGGAGTTGAAGCGCCAGTTGCCGTCCAGGTAAGGGAATGGCTTTGGAACCCACCAGCAGGGATGCTTGTTGTGCTGGAAGTAGAAATGTCTGCCCGAACATACGATGCCTGGTTTGCCCCATCAATGTTTCCAGTCGCAGTAATGCTTGTTGTTGCCGTGATCGCCCCAGTGACAGCAACCGAATCGTTCATGGTGAATTGCGTGCCGCTCCAGCCCAGATACGAGGAGCCTTGCGCTGGATAGAATCCGTTGGCAACCAGGGCGGTGTAGCCGCTTCGGTCTGAGTTGAATACGCCAATAGAGGTGTTTCCTGCCGTCGCGCTAAATGCGCCGATACGCCCGCCAGTTCCTGCCTTAAACTCAATGTCTCCCTGGGTAGAAGTAGAACTTACCCCAAGTCGGAAATCGCCACTGGTTGCAACAGTTGCTGTTCCGTCTGGGGAAAAAAGGTTTCCGCCGCCAGCGTATCGGGGAGTTGTAGAAGTTAAGAATCCAATTTCACCGTCAGCAAGCGTTGCGGTAGATCCCTTACCAAGTTTGGTGAGCGCCGTTCCAAGAGCAATACTGCCTGTTGCAATTGCGCCAGGCTTGCTGTCGCTTTGATACACAAACAGCCCAGACGGAGCCACCACCGACAATCGTTTACCAGCGGTTGCCGTTCCTGCGGTAATTGCCCCGATTGCTAGGTAATAGTTAATAACAAAAGCGTTTGTGGTTGTAGAAATGATTTGTGCTGGCAGGCTTTCGGTGATGGCGTTAAGCGCTGCGGCTCCAGCGCCAGTGGCGCCTGTGAACCAAACAAACTGACCAGCCGAAAATGGATGTGCCGTGGCGTTAATTGTGCAGTTAGCGTTTGCTGCAGCGCCAGAAGATGTAATGCCAGTGATTGATCTGGTTAGATTATTTGAGTCGTCTGCAACAAGTCGGAACTGTGCGCTAGTCACATTGTCGCCAGGGCGCGAATAAATTGAACCAGTAACTTCGTTTCCTGCAGTGTTGGTGACTGTCGCCGTTGATCCAAGCGTGATTGAGTTGGCAAGAGCGTTTCCAGAAGAGTCAACCGTGAACTTGCCGCTGCCAGCATTAATTGCAATAGAAGTCAGAGTTCCAGTTGTAATGTTGCTGGCGTTGAGGTTGGTGACATCAATAGTCCCAGCGTCAATCGTTCCAGCAAAGATTGAGTCGGCAACGATCATCCCGTTGCTCATGCGCCCAGCGGCTACGGCGTCGCTCTTGAGTTGCGCGGGGGTAACTGCAGTCCAGGTCGTTGTTCCATCGCTGCGGTACAGCGTTGGCTTTGTGAGGTGCGGATCTCCAGCGTCGGGTACCAGGAGAATCAGTGACCCAATCGGAAATTCACCGTCGCCGCCGTAGTCGGCAAGGTTTGGCAAGTTATTTGCTGGGGTTAGTGCAGTGTTTTTCTTAACGACAGACATTGGGGCGATTGCAGATACTGCTGCGCCTTGCTCAACTTCCGCCGCAACGCCTGTGGTCTGCGGATCTGTAAGTGTTCGTCCGCCAGTCAGCAACCCATCTCGTACAAAATTATGCTCAAAAACAGTGCTGCCTGTTTTCGGCTTTCCAGTCCCCCACATTGCGGAGCCAACCGTTGCAAGCGCCGAAGCAATGTTGCCTTTTTGGGCGCCAAATTGAACTTCGTATACAACTTCGCCAGCGCCGTAAGGAAGCACAGACACCGATTCAATGCGGTTGATTGTGACCTGGCGGGCAGACGGCATTCTTGACATTTGGAAAATCTGATAGGTTCCTGGTGTCGGGACGATGGCGCCAAGTTTTGCCGACGAGATCTTGTATGTGCCTTCACGAATCGGAAACGCAGATTCGCTAAAGATTTTGTAAGCAGCCTCTGTTGCTTTGGCGGCACTACTTACTTTGTCGTCGTCAAGTGCTGTAGTGAATACTTTCCCAAAATACGCGATGGAGGGTGCGTATTCAACATAATAAGTTTGCCAAGCGTCGTGACCGTCGCTAAGGTAAGTCTTGCCAACGGTGTATTTCTTTCCCTTAATTGCAACGGCGTTAATAACTGCGCTGGAGTCAACGGACTCTTCGTAGTCTTCTGGGGCAAAAGTGCTGGTGTTGTTTGGCGTATCGCTAATTCCAAAACCAGCGTTCTCCTCAATGATTCGCAAGTTATCAAAGTAAGCAGCCCCAGAAGTTGACCCAAAATACGACAGCGTGTAGTTGACAGAAGTAGCCGTCGCTGGCGCTGTATAGATTCCTTCAAGGCGAACCCATGAACCCACCGTCGCCGTAGAAAGGGAGTCGGTGCTAATTGTTGTGCCGCCGCTGTTCCTCCACACCAGATTGATGCGACCACGATTTGAAGTCTGGTTTTTTAGCCCGCCTGCAACATAGTAGCGACGCCCAGCAACGACCGCAGCGTTTTGAACGGCAGACTCTGTGTTGTCGTCCAACTGAACACCATAGTCCACGACACTACCCGCACCAGGGGCGCCAGTTGACTGACCAGCAGCGGCTGTAATAGATGCACCGCCAGCGAGAGTCCAATCCGATGTCGCGCCGTTGTAGAAGTCAAAGTTTTCTAGCATGTTTGCGGACTGACCAGTTGGCTGAATGTTCAACGCTCCAGCGGCGTCAACCCAGAAAGTCATTTTCTTTGCGCCGTAAGCCGCCTTAATGAAGTCTTCCAAGCCTTCGCGCAAGGTCTTCCCGCCGTAATCTACGCGGGCGGTGAGGGAGTTTGTTGCCTTGTAGATCTTTGCCGACGAGTAAGTGATTGGGCTTGCTCCAGGCGAGCAAGTAGAACTTGCAAGAAGCCACACAACTTCTGCGCCAAATGTCCTGCTAAAGCCAGATGGTCGGATTGAACCCTTATCGTTTGCGCTTCCAGCAGTGCCTTTTGAAACATAACCGATGGTTCGGTAGGCTTTTTGATCCAGCATGTTGTTTCCCGATTGGGCGTCAACTGCCAGCATGTTCGCGTTACCGTCAAATGAGACTGACACATTGCCGACATAGCCCGACCAGATTGTTGTGGTGTCTTGCTTGACGACAACTGATTCCGCGCCCTTTACCTCAATAGACCTGGTTTCGTCACGGATGTCAAATGAGCAAGTTGTGATGTTTTCGCGTGATCCAATTTCAGCCGTAAAAGTTTCAACGGCAATGACCGATGTGCGATCAACTCCCCCAATGAGAACCTGAAATGTTGCCATTTAGAGCGCTACCGACGAGGCGCCGCCCCCGTGCAGCCCACCACGCAAGCGAGCCTGCACATGGATGCGCTCGGTGATCCTTCGGATGTCCTCATCTTTACGAACGCTTCCTGGCTGGAAGTTATTGTTGATGACAACTGGCGAGCCTGAAACCGCTGCCGCATTAGACACGCCAAGAGCGGCAACATTTTCAAGTTCTGGTCGGGCAAAATCAACTGCAAACCGTGCGCTGTCGCGCAGGGATGATGCAGCGTTTCGCATGCCGTCCCCGAACGCGCCGATAGTGCGCGAACCCCAGTCGTCAATCTTATGCAGCGGCGAGTGCATTGTTGGCGGAGACTTTGCCACAAGGAGCGGCTCCATGTTGGTCAACACATTTCGCAGCACCTGAACTACTCCGACGCCGCCGCGCTCAATGCCGTCAGCGTAGGCATCCATTGTTCGCTTGCCATAATCGGTGTAGGAGAATTTCTGTCGCTCAAATTCACCAGCAGCGGCATTTTCTGCTGCTTGCATTTCCGCAAGAACTCTGTCCGTTGCAGCCTTGTATGCGTCGTCGTAGGTGATTTTGCTTTCAAGCGCCGCGTCTGGCACTCCCTGCTCCAGGGCAAAGAGCCTCTCCTTTGCGGCAGCCTGCGCCTTTTCCGCATAGGCGCGGACAACGGCGTCGTCGCTTTCAAGCGCTGCCTTAAGTTCCTTTGAACCCAAGAATTCTTTGAGGTCTTTCTTTTCCTTTTTAGGGCTAACTGCATTTGCAAGAGCATCCTTAAGTTCTGCAGCCGCATTTTTTACTGAATCTCGTCCTGCCTTCAAAGAGTCGGCAACGCCGCTGATGATTGACGATGTGCGGGTAAGCACTTGCTCTTTCGCATTTCCAGCCGCGTCTGGCAGGGCATCAAAGTAATCATTTGCCACCATTTCCATTCCTGGAATTCCGCGAGCGATGGTTAGGCGAGCGTCCTCTTCCGTCGCCTTAACAACCTCAGTCGTTTCTTTTCCAATGTTTTGAACACTGTTAGCAATTTTGTGCAGTTCATGCCCCATGTCTTTATTGAAAAACCCAACAACATTCGCAAGGATTTGGATCGCCACTACAACTGAACTCTTAATGAAATTCACAATTCCGCCAAGAACTTCGGACAAAACATGAACTGCGCCAGTCACAACGCCAAAGTTTTCCTCCAGAATCATAAGAACCCCAGCAACTGCAAGACCGATGGCAACAAATGGCAAGAACGGAACCAACGCCGCCCAAATACCAGCGGCAAATGCCCAAACAGCCGCTGTTGCTGGCACAAGACCGCCAGCAAAGGCAATAAGCGCAACACCTGCTCCAATCATGATTGCTGGGAACTGTGTTCCAAGAACCGTGATGATCGGGATAACCACTTCCATGAAGCCAATGCTTGCCTGAGTAAGGGCTAGGAAGATTGGGAGCAGGGCTTCGCCAGCCTTTCGCATGTTGTCTTCCATGACTGCTGCGGCAACGCGCTGCTGGTTTGCAAGTCCGTATTGCGTTCGCGCAAAGTCTCCCTGGGTCAGGTCAAGTTGCTCAGTCATGACCGCAAAGCGAGCCATAACCTTGTGTTGAGCCGTAATTTCCTTTGTGGTTTTTGCAAGACCCATGTCAAGAGCCTTTTGGTTGACGATCAATTCGTTCAACTGCACACCGACAGTACGCATCGGCAAGTATTCCCCGACGAGACCAGAGCGCAACTTGCCAAGTGCGTCGTCCATTGAGATGTTGTTAAATGACGAGATGTCCGATGCCAACTGGAGTGTTGCAAGGGACATGTTTGCCGACTCTTCTTCGGTCAACTTCATGGCGCGGAATAGGTTCGCGTACTCGGAACCCATCTGCAGCACTTGATTTCCAGACAGACCCATGGTTCGCGCCGATGTCTCCGCAGCCTTAAGCAAGACATCCGCATGCTCACCAAGCACGACATTGGTTTTGGTCAGGGATTCGGCGTAGTCTCTTGCGGCATTAACCGCTGGCTGCATCACCGAATTCACCATGGAAAGCGCCCATTGCACCGACTGCAGATTCTGCAGCAAGAAGAATGCTTTTTGCGCCATGCCCATTTGAGCGCCGCCAAGGGCGTTGGTTGCTGGGGTAGCCTTGCCAGCGGACGCGGCTAGTCGGTCTACCGCTCCATTGACGCGCTGGAGTTCCTTGCTTGCAAGGTCTCGCGCTGTTACATCAATACCAATCTGTTCACGCACCGACTATTTTCCGCCCTTCTCACGCGCTTTGTTTTCTGCTTTTCTTTTTGCCGCTATGTATGCAAGCGAGCGCTCAATAAACCAATGAGGCGCTTCGTTCACATCATCATACGACCATCCGAAGGCTTCGCAGAGCATTACATCAGATAACCAGGGCGGCTGGTTCCCTTTGCGACCAGAAAAGACCGCCGCTAAATCGCGGCTTAGGCTTCCCCCAGCGTTTCACCAGGCTTTCCACCGTCAGCGGCGGCGTCTGGGTTTACCTCTGAAAGCAACTTTGGTGATTCCTTGCCGATTTCCGTCATGAGGTACTGATAAACAGGATTTGGCAAACCATCAAGCAGGTCAGCGCCGTTTGCTGGAACCCACTCAACAATCATGCCTGCCTCGTCAAAGAGGCGCCAATCAACGATGCCGCCAATAATTCGCGCTCTTAACGCTGCGGCGGTGTCCCAGCCCATTTCCGATAGCGTTCCCGTTCGGTCAATCTTGGCGCTGCTGCCAGCGGCAACCATCCCCTGAACAACGCCGTGGGGAAGCACACCCCAGAAGGTGATGCTTTCGCCCTCGCCAAGCCAATCGCCTGCGGCGACTAGTTCTGGCTTGTCTGCGATTGTGATTGTGCGAGTGTCCGCCGCTCGGCGAACCGACAATTGACGAAATGAACCCATGAGATTCCCCTTTCCCTAGTGACCAGCACCCAGCCCACATGGGCTGGGTTGCTGATCTTGATTATCGCAGATTAAGAAGCCGTGGTGAAGTCCGTAAGACCCTCAACAACCACAACTGCCAGCGAAGCATCGGCGGCGTTGTACAGCGCCTTGCCCTTGACCGTAATCTCTGGCAGGTCTGCGCCCGTGTCAATGTCGGCGTCTTCAATGAAGGCGGTGCCGATCTTGACCTGAATTGTTGGGGCGGCTGGGGCAGAGCCAACCGTCTCGGTTGGGTGCGACCACTTAATCGTAAGCGCATCCGTTGCCGCCGTGCGGTACTTGTCGTACTCGCCAACAGTCGCAAAGTCGCAGGTCAACTCAAACTCAACCATGCGGGCGCCAGTCGTATAGGCGTTTGCCGTTGCGACATTGTTCACCGTGAACATCGGCTTGCGGTTGCGGGTGAAGGTAATAGAACCCTTCTTCAACTTGGCGTAAGCGCCAGATCCAGAACCGTTGAATGTGACCTGACCCTTCCAGGCAACAAATGGCGTTACGGACGAGAACGAATAAGTTGGCGTGTAGCCGCTCGCTCGCGTCTTGCCAAATCCGCTGCAGTTATAGGTCAAGTTGCCTTCGGCATCAAAGGTAAGCACAAACTTGTCAACTACTGCGTTGACAATCTTGTAGCCCTCTGTTTCGCGGCGTGGCTGGGTTGCCCCAAGCGTCAGCGTCCGTGGGGTGTCGGCGAACTTGAAAGTCGTCGCCCAGCCGCTTGTTGCGAATGCAGCCTTGGTGGGTGTTCCAAGCGCGGCAGAAAGCCAAAGCCCGATGGTGTCGTGGTAGACAGCAGAGTCGCCGACCGCCCACTCCTCGTACTCAACCCCTGGGCGAGACGCGAAATGGATGTCCTGACCGCTGCGAACTTCCTCAACAACATTGTTTGCCTTAACGAGTTTTGCGGTGAAATCCGCAGGAACAGAGGTGAGCGTCGCGGCAGCGGTTCCCGCCGTAGACTCAGCCCCAACTTGTACGCCGATGCTCACTTGTCATCTCCCTTTTCTACAACTGGTGCCTGCTTAATAGCAGGCTTATCTGCAGCGTAAAGACCAGTGGCGACTAGCGCCGCTGCCTCTTGCTCGCTGACAACAATAGCACTTGCAGGAACGCCAATGATGTACTTGTCACCACCGACATACTCAAGTTTTACTTCCTTATCAGACATTTGACTCTCCTATACTGCTGACAGTGTTTCCACTGCTTTAACAATTACCCTGATCTCAACATAATGACACAGGACATCGCCAATCATGACAGGCGATGCGTCATTAGGTAGGTCAATAGTAACTGGTTGATGGTCAAGGGCGGTGCCTCCGAGCGACCGAGCCGTGTCAACGGCTGTGGCGACCTGCTCTACCAGGTCTCGGAACGCCTTGTCGCTGGTTGGGTTGCTCCACGATAGGTGTCCCCGAATGATGTAGTTCAGGGAGCGGATTGTCTTGACGCTGCCAATGCCAACCACCTGGTAGTCGCGGTTTTCGCCATCGTACTGAATTGTCCAGGCACGAACTTGGCGCTGCCCGCCAATCTTTACCGTGAGCGTGTCAATAAACTGCGCCCAGTCATTTTTTGGGTAGGGCTGGTAGTCGTACACCACGCCAATGTCGGTAATTCCTTCTAGCGCTGTTTTCAATGCCGCAGCGTGCTGCCCAATGACGCTCATCATCCGCCCTTTCGCTCAACTGTCTGGATGGCTGATTTTGGCGGGTTGTTCAAGACCCTAGAGGCAGCCATTTTCATGAACATCTTAGTCGTCCCTTCCTCCTTTTGTGCGGTTATGGCGGTAAAGTTTGTGGCTGGCGTTCCTTTTCGGGCAATTTTCCTGGCGACCAGGAAGGCAACGCTACGGATTTGGGAAGCCCCTGTAATGCCAAGGACTCGGCGAACCCATTTGCGAATTGGCTCAACTGGCGGGAACTTCCCTGGGCGACGCCCATGCTCCACGAACTCAACATAGAGGCTTGCCCCTCCCGTCGCGCCGATTGTTGATGAAACCTCCCAGCCTGGGCGACCCTCAGTTGAACTCATGGCGTAGCGCGGGGGCGTAAAAAGTGTTGACTGGCGCAACATTGCCGTCGCTCCGACTGGAGTGGCTCGCACTAGTTTTGGGTACAGGTATGTAACGCCTGCTTTTGTCGCTTCGTATTGAGCCGCCATGATGAGTTGTGGCGTGTACTTTCCGCGAAACCCAGTGAAGTCGCGGAAGATAAGAGTGATGCGCCCCGCGAGGCTCATCGGCTCATCTTGCGATGGAACAGGTAATCGCGGGTTGGGAACGGCTGAACATCCCAGTTAAGGAATGATGAACCATACTTAACACCGTCGGCAACGGCATCCTCGTAGCGCTTCAAATAATGCTCTGAAATGCTAATCCAGTTTTGCCCCTTGGCGCCGTAATCAACAGTGTCTGCTCCCAAGATCGGCTCATGCGCCCTGGCGTACTTGTTGCCGATGTCTGCGGCGCAATACGAAACAGCCAAATCGCAAACAGCAAAATGGTCTTCGTCCAAAATAGTAGTTCCAGACGCTGCCGTTCCGTAGGAGCGATCAATGTAATAGTAGAGGCGAACAGTTTCGCCCGTGGAAGGGAAGACTCGTGTCCAGCGAATTTTTGGGGTGCTGTTGACCCCGTAAGGCATCAAAATGTAATCGCGGTTATCCACCCAGGATGGCGGAGTGTTGTCAATGGGCGATTCCATCCGAATAATCGCGCTGGAGTCAGGCGTGTAATCCGCTGGCAAAGATGCCCAGGCAGTCCCATCCCCAACAATGTCGTGAACCTTTTCTCGCGGCTTGTCCGCAGAATAGCGGTTCTCTGCTCGGTGAATGCAGTTGACAATTTCATCATCGGAAAGCAAACGGGCGTCAGCCACTGCAGTGGTATCTCGCAGAATTGACTTGACAACCGTCAAGGCATCGCCCAGCGAGTAAGTTCCCATCCCGTTGATTCCGTTGTATGGCATTTAATTCTCCTTTGGACTCCTGGCGACGACGACGCTAGGGGAACCGCCGCCGTCGCCAGAAGATGAATGAGGGAGTCGGGCTAATCCCGACTCCCTCAGATCATACCCCTAGTTGAGTGCTTGCTTAGGCGACGATGTTGCCCTGCAGACCACGGTAATCAAGGACTGCACCACCGTAAATGTGGCGAACCTTGTAAGTGATCTTGTCATTGCTGAACATGCTGCCGTTGACAGGCTGATCCTGAACGAAGAGTTCTGGGTCTTCCTTGCCATTGAGGAAGCCGACTTCAATTGTCGGAACATCCATTGGCGAAGCGACCAGGAACCAGTTGTTCGTGTCTGTCCAGTAAGGAACCGACACTGGCTCAAGACCAAAGGTGCGAGCATAGTTCGCGTCCGATGGAGCAGCCGTGCCGACGCCCGATGGGAGGAAGACCGAGTTCAAGATTGTGAAGGCATCCTGCTCAAGATCCACTGGGATCACAAGATACTTTGGCGTAATGCCAAGGCGCTTGCTGTTTGAGACATCAGCCTGCTTGAGCATCTGAAGGCGAGCAGCCTTGAGCGAAGCAGCCGTCAAAGCGGTGCTGCCCAGGTTGCCGTGCGAAGCATGGAACAGCGCAACGCTGTCGTAGATCGCACCGTTGTCCTTGAGGATGTCAAACACAAACTCGTGAAGGGTCTGAGCGGCAGCCCGTCCAAGTCGGCGCGGGATGTCGCGGATGGCGCCAAGGTCATCGTTCACGATCATTTCCATCGTGATTACCTCGGTGCCGCCCTTCTTGCTCGGAGCGTAGGTGGCTTCCTCGTCCGTTGGGCTGGTGAGAGCGCCGTAAGCGCTTCCCTCAGTTACCACTGACAGGTTGTTGTAGCCACCGAAGCGGATGCGGCGCTGGGTTCGCATGTCGTTGACCGAGCCAACTGACACCAACTTGCGCCACTGATCCAGCCCTGGCTGGTTGTAATACTCAAGCATTCGGCGGGTGATGGAATCGCCGAGAATCTGGTCAAACGACGAAACGGTAAGAGCCTCGGCAAGTACCGCGCCCTCCTGAATCTTGCCCGTGAACGAGCGGTCGTTTGAAAGATCCACATACAGTCCCTTGATGGACTGGCTGGACTTGCCAGCAACGATCTGATACACCGCCTCCTTTACCTTGTCGGCAGGGGCGACCACATCGGTCACAACTGCAGCGGCGTCGGTAACGGCTGGCTTGGTGAGTTCTGCAATGTAGTCGGCTTCCGCCTTCACCACTGCGTCAATAGCGGTCTCGTCAAGCACCTTGCCCTCGGTCGCCTCCCGAACGCGCTTCTTGGCGCTATCGGGAAGAGTGACACCAGCAAGGCGAGCCTCAACGAGAGCCTTCGTGATAACCGCGCCGACCTTCTCGGTAACGGTATCCACGACGGTAGTCTCCGTCTGGTTCTCCACTGTTCCGTTCTCCTTCTGCGCCTGAAGCGCAACAACTGCCTCTGCGAGCAACTGCTCGTAGAGATCTGCGCGTTTCTCCATGAGTTCTTCAGGGAGCAAAACGCCTTCTGCAATGAGGCTAAGAGCCTCACTGCGATTGATAATACCCCAATCAATACCAGTTGGTACGCTATTTGCACTTGCTACCAAGCGCATTGGCATACCGCCTGCAGCGGGGTTTACAACGACATCAACACTTTCAATGGTGTTGATCTTCGTTACATCAATAAACTGGCTGCGTGCCTCGCGCACCAGTGCGGTTTCGCCGTCGCCGACGATGGAGAAGCCGACAAGATCTGGCTTGCCGCGCTTGATTGAATCAGCCATCATTGCCTTGAGCCAAGGCGCAGCCTCAGAAACATGGAAATTGGCTGCAACGCCAGAAACAGTTGCGCCCTTCTTGGTTGGGTGTGGCGCCTTGTCTACCCAGCGGGCATTTGTGTACCAGCCAACCAGGGATCGCACCCCGCGCTCGTCTGGGTTGTGGTCAATTCCCTTGCCAGCAAATGCCCGTGCGCCTTCAAAAAGCGGAACGGCATCGCGGAGTGTGGATTCGGAATAGCGGCGGCGATTCTTTGACATCCCTGGCTGGATCAGCAGGACATCTACAACGCTGCCTGTCGGCTCAACAGCCTCCATAACAACGCCTTCAGCCTCATCGCCACTTGGGATCTCTTCAACGGGGACGATCTCTTCTGCTGGAACCTCAACAGGGGCGCTCCAGTCGGATGGAATCAAATCAGCCGCATCAACAGCGGCGGCGGCATGGGTCACAAATGATCGGAGACCGTCACGATCCTCTTCCTTAAGAATCTCAACGGCAGCGGCGACATCTTCGCGGCTTCCGATTACGAGGTCTGCGTTCAACTCGTCAGGCGTCATTCTTTACCCTTTCTTGGGTCTCCATACTCATTGACATAAGTGCTAACTGCGATCTCTTTGCCAGCGATGATAGGCTTTTTTCCAGCCTTAACACGAAGTTTGTTTTTTACCTTAGCACGCGCCAAAGCACGCAACGCCCTTCTGCGCCCTGGTGTGCCTTCGGTGATCGGCTCAGGGATGTTGAGTTTGCATCCGCCTTCTGGTCGGATGATTCCCTCAACCAACTCACAAGCGCCGCCTTCAATGTAGAAAACGCAATTTCCGCACATGATTCCCTTAGCCAGCGATGGGGATTCGTTCAGGTATCGGGCGCCATCTGCGCCGCCCTGCGCCCACTTACCGTGCTGCGCCAGAATCTTTTCGTAGGCGTCGTACAGCGCATTGTCGTGAGGAGCCAACGGCATTGCTGCCTCCTTAACTCCAAGGGACGATGGCTCCTGGTCTGGCGAGTTTGGGTAGATGCTTTGCAAATTGATGCTTCGCGTGCTGATTTCTGCTGGCAGGTCAATGACAACATCTTCTGGCGCGGAGGCGACATAGGCAGAAACACGATCCCAGTCCGCTTGAGCCTCTGGGTACTCGTCTAGCACTGCAGATTCGTCTTCGGATGTGCCGCGAAGAATTTCCGAATAAAGGTCAAGCAAAACCCAATACGGCAAGTTGCTTCCGCCCTGGACTTCCTCGCCAGCCTCACGAATTGCTTCGTTCAAACCAAAATCAGTTGGCAACCCAATGTCTCTTCCCTGTTCGTCAGTCCTTGCGCGAGCAGCCATGCGCTGCCTAATTCCAGGGACAATTTCTCGGAATACACCTGCTTCGTAGTGACCAGCAAGCGTGAATTTGTATTGTGGTCGTCCAGCGCTGTCCAGGGTTTGCTTTCCGTTTGTCCCGACTACTGGTGTGCGTTCGTAGACAACGGCGCGATGGAACATGCTGCCTGGCTTTGAAACGCCTTGGAGGAATGCGGCGTTAGAAGCCCGATGCGCCGTAACGATCAAATCGTCTGGGACAGAGCGAACCATTGATGAACCGTCAGTTAGGGTCATTGGCTTGCCGTTTCTTCGCCCAACATCTCCGCGAACGCCATCGTCTGCGGTTGTGCCAATTCTTGTGGTAACGAACACTCCCACAACATCGTGCGTTGTGGATGCTCCCTCAAATTGAGCCATTCGCTTTTCTGCCGATCCGTCGCCAGTTCCGTCAAGGATCACATCCGCGCCACGAGATAGGTTGACTTCCACCGCTCGCTGTGCAATTACTGACGACTCTTCGTGAACACGCCCCGCTGCCGTCATCGGCTTGGTTGTGCCACCGCTGGTAATTTCAGTTGCTCCGCGAGTGTCTTCTTTGGCAGACCAGATTCCTGCTTTTGCATGGTCAGCATTTACAACCGCAGCAGTTCGTCGCACTCCAGGTGAGTCGTCAATTTTTGTGCTGGTTCCGTCTTCGTTGTGCTTAATTTTTGCGGAAGGAACCACAATGCCAAGCGCTTCCAAGTCTTTCTTGAACGCAGGGTCTTTGGTATCAATTGTGTCTAGGAGCGTTGACTTTCCAGCGCCGCCGCCTCCGCCAAGAATGACTAGCGTTGGCTTGCCGTCTGCGCGGGCAACTCCAGCGCTGGCAACTTCGGCTTCGCTAAGAATTTGCCGACTGACAAGATCTCGGTGAAACGCTGCGCGCTCTGGAGACAATGTTCCGCGTTCGTTGATGTGCGGAGTAAGGCTGTGTCCGCCTTCGCTGCGAAGTTTTCCCAAGTCGCTTTGCGTTTTTGCTGGAAGCGTTGCGAAAGTTACCTGCACATCTTTCCCGATGGTTGGGCTTCCAGGAGAGAGATCGCGCATCCGTGCGTGCGACGGAACGCCTGAAACATCTACTGCGCCTCCGCCGCCCCCACCGCCTCCAGTGCTGCCAAAGCGTCCCTTTTTATCTCGCGGCTGACTAGGGGCGTACTCCTTGAGGAGCGCCTCAGCAATTTCGCGGGACAATTTGCGAATGTCAGTCATAAAGCAATAATAACCTTAGCAACCGTCCCAGGTTGGATTTCGCTTCGCGTACTCCGCGATCAATTCGTTAGGCGTCAGCCCTTGGAAGTCTTGTCGTCCAGCAACTCGTCCAGCGCCACCATCTGCGGATTGCGCTTGTGGCTCTCCAGAATCTGCGACGAGAGCGTCTCCCACAACTGCTCCGCCACTTTCCGTCGCTCTTCGGGCGTCATCGTACCGATGTCCGTTGGCACCTGGACGATCTTCTGATTCTTGGACTCCACCTTTGCCTCCCGTTGGGATTTCTTTAAGTGTTTTTAGGTTAAAGATGCTGATTTGATCTCGGTCGCGCCCTGCTTGCACGGCAACTCTTCGCTGACCAGCAGGGAATACCTCGGTAATGTCCAAGTGTACACGACCTGTCTTGGTTTCGTGCCAGGTGCCGAGATGGTGCGCTGGATTGGCAAAATGTTGGGCATTGTCAGCAAGGAACTTGTCAACGATTTCCACGCCCTTAGTGCGATCAAAGAAATCGTCGGCGCTAACCACCCGACCAGCAATGCCCGTGGCTACGGCGTAACCCGACTTCGGCTGCTCGCCCGTGACGCGCACCCCAGCCGACCCCACGCCCGTTGGCAAAGTGGCGCCTTCGTTCTCCCTGGTAACCGCAATGACCTGCTGGGCGTCTACGACGCCGCCACCCCCTCCGCCACCACCGCCGCCAGTGCTACCGAATCGCCCCTTTTTATCGCGGGGCTGCCCAGCGGCGTACTCCAGCAACAAGGCTTCCGTGAGCGGCTTCCCGACGCTTACAACGATAACTTCCAGGTCTTCTACAAACTTGTCGCTCATTAGTCCCCCAGTGCTACTAGGTCAATAAAAATGCTGCCCTCAACCGCGCCGCGCTTGATGTCCACCACCCGAAACCGTGCGCCAGGCGGGAACAACACTTCGCGCTCGTTGTTTTGGTTTCCCCAGGAACCCTTGGGCAAGCCGTGTTTGATTAGGTCAAAGTCTAGCGCCCTGGTTCCCTTTGGAGCCGCAATCCGCACAATTTGCTTTGTAGAAAATGACACTGCCACCATTGGGTTTTTTGAAGTAGCCGTGAACTTCGGAATCTGGATTGTTCCGCCAACCCCAGCCTGCTCAACGGCAGCGACAAGGGCGGACTTTCCAGTTGGCGGCACCTTGATTCCGCGAGAGACCACCAAATCCTCAGTTGTCCTTGCCCGCTGTGTCAACGAAGTCATAATTGCCGCCTGCGCCACATCCCCTTCATGCACAAAGCGCTTTTCGCCATGAATTTCATAGGAGCGCTCGCCAGACTGGGCGGCTTGGATGGCTTTGTAGCCGTCGCTTTCTACCCACCTTGCCGCAGCCTTCTTCTCGGATGGGGATGTTGGGATGTAGTCGCCCTTTTTATCGTATTGCGCTAGGTCTCCGTACAAATTCTTTGCCAATCCTGCCATTACTGGATCGCCAATGGCGTCATACGGGGCGTTTGGATCTACGACTCCGCCCCCGCCTCCTCCGCCGCCCGTGCCGCTAAAGCGCCCTTTGCGGTCTCGTGGTTGCCCCGATGCGTACTCCACCAGGGCATGCTGGGCAATGACGCGAACTGCTTCATCTACTGGCTTTGGCATGTCCCCTCCTAGACAGGAACAACAGTGACAATCAGGCTTGCTGTGGATGGGCGCGTCGGATTTGCCGCAGCAGGGTAAAACCGTAGAGAAACATCGGTGCTGGTTGACTGCCAAACAAATTCAAAATACTGCCCAGCGGTGAGCGGGAGAATGTAGTTCCACCCAGCAATAATGTGACCTGGAACTCCCCCGTGACTGCTCGGAATGGCAAGGTAGCCAGCGCTTCCAGCGACATCGGTTCCGTTGATTCGGAGCCAAACTGTCACATCTTGATCTTGATTATTAATGTTTTGGAATTGCCCCGACCACTGAATGTTGTAGGTGCCAGTGTTTGCTGCAACGATTCGTGAATTAGGCGTCCCGCGAGAAAACCCATTGGCGTAATCGGTTGTATCCAGTGTCATTGGATAGGCAACCGTCGTTGACGCGATGGTCTGCGTCGTCAGGTCTTGGAATGCGCCGTAATACCTTGGCGGCGCCTCCCCCTGGATGCCTTGGGTTCCAACCGTGCTAACTGTTACCGACTGTGTAACTGGCGCAACCGTAACGGTTTCGCGCTGGTCAACGATTTCAACGGTCTGGGTGTTCTGGGTTACGGTGACGCTCATCGCGTAACCTCTGGTGTAATGACTGCCCCTCCCTCAAGCAGGCGAGTCACTACCCCTCCAGACGAAACCAGTTCCAGGTCATACACGCCGCGCACTGGCGCCGTGAGCGCTGCAGTTTGCGTTGCCGTTGCCGTGATGGTGATGGTTCCAGCGGCTCCGCCAAGCGCGATGCCGCCGTTGGATGTGGTCAGTGAAAGCAAAACGGTGTCGGAGGAATGATGCGTCCGAACCGATAGGCGCGCTGTGTAACTCGTCAGATTGATCGCCGTTCCCGACGAATCTTTCCAGGTGGCGACGATTGAAAGCGTCGCTCCCTGCTCAATCGTGAGCGTGTAGGCGCCCGCCATTGTTACTTGCCCTGCTTGACGATCTTGCGCCCGAACGAAGTGACAACGATCAGCGTGTCACCGTCGCGGCGCTCGCCGATGACGACCTCACCAGGCTCAAGCCCAGCGTCAGCCTTCTTCGGAGCGGTAACCGCCTCAGCCGCAGGAGCGACTTCAGGGGCTACTTCGGAAACGACCTTCTTTTCATCCTTTGCCATGATTACTCCTTTGCTACTTTAGGGATGCGCTCATACGCATCTCGCCAATTGATCGGTTTGCCATCGGCAAACAAAACCGCTTCGTCGCGGTTGTTTACATAGAATAGCGTAAGCCCAATGACAAATTCATGTCCGTCATTTAGGCTGGCTGGCTCGCCCCCTGGAAACTTTTTCACATCGTAGCCATTAATCTCTTGGGTAATTGCCGCCGTACCGCCGCTGGCTCCTGGGAGAAGCGTGACAGGCGCTTTGTCCGACGACTTCACCCCGCCCAGGAATTCGTAGCCGCTATCCGTGGCGGAGTTCAGTCGGTACACCCGAAGTTCTAGTTCCATGATCTCTCCTTATGGCTCCAAGCCAATTTCAACCTGACCAGGGGCAACAAATTCGCCCGTGGAAACATTTGCGTCTAGAACGGACTTTGCTTCAGCCAAGGCTGCTGCGACTACGCCGTCGCTGTTTGGTGACTGCGGGTTGTAAGTTGCCTCCATAAAGTCGTCGCCCTCCATCACTCTTCCCGTTTTGAGCATCCAGATAATCCGATAGAAGGCTCCGCGCACTGCTGCTGGCGGCAAAACCGCACTGAGCCTGCGGTGAAGTTCTACCCTGTTTTTCCAAATCTTTAGCAACACTTCTCGTGCGCGTGGCGTCATTGTTTCGCCATTCAACCAAGGCGCCGATGTTCCGAAGCCCGCTTTCATGTGTACATCCGCGTCTGGGAAGGCAAGTCCGTTGTCAATCGGAACGATTTTCCATCTCTTCCACATCTCACCCGTCGGCGCACCGCTGGCGTCAACAACATTTCCATCCTTGTCAATCATTTGCGGGTCTGCTGGGTCAATGACTGGGGCGACAAGGAAATTACCGCGATGTCGGTCAGTGTTCCCAATGATTGTTTCGTAGACGCCCATCAAATCGTAATTAACCGCATCAGCAAGACGACCAAAGTGATGGTTTACTTCTCCACTAAGCCATCCTTCCGTGAGCCAATCCATAACCAAAGACTCTCCAGACACATCGTTACCCATGTCGTCTGTAATTCCATCGCTTTTTTGGATGCGGCGAGTTGTTGCCTGTGCCTTGCCAATAAACAAGCCGCCAAGTTCGTCAATGATCTGAGCGGCAATTTCTGCCCGCATGTCTTGGTCGGGAGGAATGCCAAACCGCTCACGAATAGCGCCGTTTGACAGCATCTTTTTTCGGTTTTTAACTAGGGCTTTCTTCCCGTTGAGTCGCACGCTTGACGAACCGCTGACGCCGCTTCCAATAAGTTTTGGGCTTGCGATAGGGGCAGTCGCTAGTTGCTCCTGGATCTTTGCTCGCAACGCATCCATCGCCGCAATTTCTGCGGGGTCTTTAATGAAGGTGTATTTGTCATCAGAAATTGTTTTAAGGGCGGATTCCAATTCTTTGTCAAGTTGCTTGAACGCCTCGTCAACGATCTCATCCGTGACAGTGGTGCCTGACGCCTGCTGCCGCTTTTTAGAGCGCGACAGCGCCTGCATGTTGGCGACAATCTTTTCCATGCGCTCGCGCCAATCTTGGCGCTTTTTAATGTCAGCAAGATCGCCCTGAAGCAGTTCGTTAATGCCTTGCTTAAGTTCAAGTCGGGCGGAATCCGCAGCCCACACCAAAGCCATCTGATGCGCCGCTCGGAATCTCTTGATGTTAGAAAGGATTTTTGAAAGTGGCGTCGGCTTGTGGTACTGGGTAATAGATTCATCGCTGGAGCGATAAGTCATTTCTGGTGAAATTGCGCCGCGATAGCCAATCGGCGTAAAGAAATACTCGTAGTCTGCGCTGCGAACATAGTACGCCTTGCCGCCAAGGGAATTAATTGCTTTCCCTTCGCTGTTGTTGTACCTGGTCATGGCTGACATGGAGGCTCTTGTCGCGTATTTCATGATGATTTGGCGAATTGCTTCTGCTGGTCTTGGCGAAAGCCCGCCTTCGTATTCAAATCCGCCCTTAACTTCCTCGCTAACCGTGCGAAGCAACAATTCTCCAGCCCGCGTCGGCTTTCCATCGCTATCCAGGTATTTTGTTAAAACAACATCCAGAACAAGTTGCTCTTGCTGGTCACGAATCTTTGAGGCATAAAGTTTCTGATCGTTTTCGTCCCTCTGCCACAGATCTGCTGGAGGCTCAACTTCCAAAACAAGCGGCGTCGGATAAATACCGTCATCTGGGTTTGCCCCGCGTGCCAACGCTTCAAGTGCGGCAGTTTCTGCAATGAGAAATTCCAATTCGTGCCATGCAATAGATACTTCTTTGTCTTGCCAGCCGCCATCGCGTTTTAGAATCCAGCCTTCGTCTGGCGATGCTGTACCCATCCGTTCCTTTTGCTTTTTAACTGTGTAGCCGCCCGTCAGCGCTGCCTTAAACAGGAATCCCTTAGTTTCGGAAATGCGATCTGCAGCGTCCGTGATGTCATCACCAAATTCCAGCCCAAGGCGACCAGTAAGAACCCGACGCAATGCACCGTAGCCATTTGGCTCCTCGGAGAACAGCGCTGCGCGACCGAAAACGCCGCTGCGAACTCCTGAAATTATGTGAATGTCTGCAACTAGTTGCGGGTCAAGGGAGAATCCGAGTGCCTCTGCCGCAAGGATTGGCGACTCGCCGCTGCGATTGCCCGTCATGCCGTGAATGATTCGTGAAATAAGCGGATGCGACAAATCAATGTCTTGCATGCGCCTGGTGTTGAGCAATTGCTGGATCAGGGGATCGTTTGGGTCAGCAAGCCCAGCGTCAATGGCTCGCTTTGCTGTCGCCTTGAGGAAATCTTCGTATTGCAGCGGATCTTGCATCACGCCGTCAGTAAGCATGGCGTCAAGGAACTTGTCTTTTGCTCTGTCAGCCAATTTGATGGCAGCAGACCATCGCTGAGAAAGTTTTAGAAGCGAATTCCACGCAGTCGTTGTTGTTGCTTTGACGGAATCCATCTGGTGAAAATCTGCTTCCCCGCCAAAAAGATGAGTTTGCTTTCGTCCGTCGTAAAGGATTGATGCGGCGATGATCACTGGGATGTCTTGCGGCGACGCTTCAGCAACAACAACGCTGTGGATAGATCCTTCAATGCGATGCCTTCCGCTGGTATTTGGAGTTTCTGGAATAGATGCGTCTAAAGATTCGTTGTGGCGGCTCTGAGTAAAGGCGACATGCGATACAAGTTTCTCTCCAGTGTAAGTGCGAGCAAGTCGGCGCTCTGAGCGCGTTGTGTATAAATCAACTCCGTTGTATTGCAAAAACCCATGGGTTCCAACAACAATTTTTCCCTCTCGTGCTAGTTTCTGCAGCAACTGCGTCCGTGCTGTGCCAAGAATCATTTCTGGCGTGATGTGTCCGACCTCTTCTGCAAACTGATACAGAAGCGAGCGGGTTGCCTGAGCATCCATCTCTCGCAAATCAATTCCGTAGGGAAGATTCTGGCGCATTACGGCGGTAATGTTTAGTTCCTTGTTGACAACATCCATGTCGTTGTATTGCATGTACAGGAATTCCAGCATGTCCCGCTCGGTAATGGGCTGTCCAGTTAGCGGATTGATGAAGGTGTCGTTTGGTCGCGGAACTTGTACGCTGAGTTCGCCAGGCGTTCGCTCCACATAGTCTTTTTCGCCTGGCTTTGGCACGATTAATGTTTGCTTCATCAGCGCAAAGCGCTTGGACACAATGGATTCTGGGTTTTGCAGTTCCCGATCTACATACCACTTACCAAAATCTTTGGAAATGTCCACACCCTGCCGCTCAAGCCGTGCAGCCAAGTCCAAGTAGACAGCCTCGTAATAGCCGCTTCCAGGAAGGGTGTCCATGGTCAAGTGGTACTGCAGAATCTTTTCCCAGCCGTTAAGAATTTCTACTGCCGAATCCAGGCGAAGCCGCCAATTTGTTTTGACTGTTTGCTGATCTGATTCTGGCTCGGCAAGAATCGCCTCAACCGCTGCTTCCGCCTTTGCCAATCCCTCTAGCAAATCGTCTGGAGAGTCGTAGACAGCCTTTCGCACATCTTCTGGCAGTTGCGACTCAGCGTCGTGCTTTGCCAGAATTTCTGCGTAGCGCGGGTCGCCGCGCAACTCCTGGAGCCGTTTCAGAATGAAGTATTCTGGTTTGGATCGCCCGCCTCTTCCCCCAGAAGCAAAGGCATGCTCCAGCATCTGCTTTGAGTCGTCTGGCGGTGTATCGCTGCCGTACAGCATCTTGTGCAGTTCCTCAACGGGTAGACGGTGCCAGTCTGGGACGATTTTCCCGACTGCTCGCTCAATAACTTTGAGCATGGCGACCTGCGTTGCCTGACTTGTCGCCTCATGCTCATTCATCCGTGCGCTTTCAATCAGGAGGTTAAGACGCTTTTGCGCTCGCTGCTCCAGCGTTTCAATCAAGCCTCTATTTGCAAAAGATGTGTCCTGACCACTGTCGCGCACCTCTCGTGAAGTTACCGTGCGAAGGATGAATTCACGCGCTGGTGCTGGAAGTTTTGCCCATGCATCCAAGTCAAATTCCAGGACGACTCTCTCGCCTTTCTGGTTTTTGCGGTCGTAAACAATTTTTGGCTTTGGAACAAACGCCTCTCCCTTGGCATTTGCTTCGTCTCGCCGTCGCATCTCTGTTGCAATGAACTCCAGGTAATCTTTCCACTTACTAAACCCTGTTTGCAACATGTATTCCGCTGCATCAGCCGATTTCCCAGCCATAGCAGCGGCATCCTTGATGACCAAAGCGACTGGCGGCAATGCCTCCTCAAACATCTCGTCGCCGCGCACTGGAACCAAGACTTTCTTCTTGCGCTTTCCGCCCTTCTTTGGCTGCAGCAATGCAAGCAGTGCCTGGGAGTCATCGTTGACGGCGATGCTTGGTGGTGTGGCAAGGCTCTTGGCAACGCGCCCAACCGATGCGGTTGCCTGACGCAAGATGTCTGTGACTCGCCCGAACACGATGTCGCTGACGCCGAGCCTGCTGGTGCGCTGTACGCCAGGAAGCGTGTTAATCCTGCTCATCGCCAGTTGGATGTTGTCTAGCAACTGCTGCTGCGTGCCAATAAAATCTTGCGCGGCAAGTCCAGACGAAATAACTGTGCCGTCGGCTGCAATTCCGTGACCATCGCTGCCAACTGGGATGACGCCACCATAAGGGTTAGGCGTTGCCTCTGGTGCCATGACTGAAACATCCGTCGGGTCTACGAAGCCGCCCCCTGGGAGCGGCTGGGCTGGCTGGACTGGCTCGCCATTAAGCGCCGCGTCTAGGTAGTCGCCCATCCCCGCGCCAGGAACTGCGCCATTGACGCCCTGGTTAAACGCGCCCATCTGTGCAGCGAATTCTGGCGGGAACGCAGGAACCACCATGCAGCGGCAATTGACGCCGTGCTTGGCTGGTAGTGCTGGGTCTTTCGGGAACTGGGCTTCAAACTCGCCCACCATGAACGGCTGGTCGTAGCGAACGATGGTGCCATCCAGGGCTGCGTGTTCTGGTCGCGTGCGCGAGTCGCCCACTGCGATCCATTCCTTGTACATAAACCCATTGGCGTCTGTCATCACCGAAGCCTCATTCGGGATGCCGTAGGGATTCTCTGCCATTTGCGCGATAGCCGACATGTTGGCGATCTGGCTGACCCGACCAAATTCGGTGCGAACAATCGCCTCGGCTCGGACTGCCGCCGTAGGGAACGCGCCAATCGGCGTCGCCACACTGGTCAACCGTGCCATGCTCGCTTCTGGCGTATCCAGGGCAAGGCTGTTTCGGATGATTTCCTGCTTGACTGCCGCTTTCAGTTTGCCAAGCGAATCCTTGATTTGTTCGGGGACATACTGGATGGCGATGTCCACATAGCGCGGGTCGGAATACACCATGCCAGCGGCGCCCCTACCACGAGTCGCCGTGGGGACACGAATTGAGCCTGCGGTTGCCTGCGAGCCACGCACCTCACCACGAGCCGAAGCGTCCAACTGCGCCTTCGCCGTGCTGATCGCATCGTTGACCCGTGCCTGCTCCTCTGCTGGAAGCCCTTTTGCAGCCTGTGCAAGCGTTCCCAAATGCCTCCGCAGGATTTCGGTCGCCTTTGCATCCCACTCGCCACTCAAGCGCTCCAGGGCGGCAATTTGCTGATTCACTCGGTTGAGCCGCCACTCTGGGATGCTCTGACCGTTGTAGTCCTGCAGGATTTTGGCGACTTCCTCTTGGGCGCGGTACAGCAGCGACTTCATTTCCGCCATGGCGCTGTCTTCAATTGCAACGCCCTTGTAGGCGCGATCTAGAAGCGCTTTTGCCCAGGCTTCACGCGCTGGCGATCCTGCCCACTGCTCTTGCTGGGCTGGGGTCTGCTGCTGCGGCTCTTTTGTTTCAGCCATGCGGGATTACGCCCCGCCAGGATTCTCGCGCTCTGAGCCTTCCTGCTCGGTCTCGCGCTTTTCCCCAAATTCGGCTGCCTTGCCGATGCGCTCTTCAGCCTGCTCAACCGTGGCTTGCTCTCGTCGTGCCTGCGCGTCCAACATTGCTGGCTGCATGTTTGGGGCGCCTGGTGCTGGAAGACCCGCCGCCTGCTGCTTGGCAAGATTCTCGGCTTCCTCTTCCTCAATCAACTCTTCCTCAACCTCTGGGTCAAGTTCAATGCCCAACTGCTCGGTGATGCTGAGGAATACCTTGCGGGCGGAGTCGGTGCTGATGAATTTGCTGCTGGTTGCAGCAGAAAGCGCGCCCATGAGTTGCGGAAGGGCGGCTGCGATTCCCTTGGTGTCTTCCACGCTTGGGTCTGGCAGCACCACGATGCAGGAACGATCAACATTCTTGGAGAGGCGCCCCGACTGAACCGCCTTGGCGATCACATACTGGGCAATTTCCTCAAAAATTGAACCAACTAGGCGCTGGCGTGCGGTCAACATTCGGTAGGTCGGCGCTCCCTGCTCTGCAACCGTGGCGCGGTTCGCTGAGTCGCCATCTGCAAACCAGGCTTCTGGGACGCCCGCTCCGCCAAGGATCAGGTTTTTAATCATGCGGCTAATTGTTTCGGTCTCTGAAGCGCCGAGCGTTGGAGAGACTGCCTGCCAGGTTTCGTAGTCGTTGTGGACGCGCACTGTTCCAGGCTTCGGTGAAATCAGGTGATTACGCGACCAATCCTGCACCTGCTCGCCGTCTGCATTCTTCAGGGTTACATCCCAAATAAAGGTGTTCATTAGGTTTGCGCGATCCACTGCGTTGAACATAATGCTGTCGTAACCGTCAATCCAGTCGGCAAGTGCCAATGAGTCTGGCGTGCCACGAGTCGCACCTACTGGGCGGTTGATGAAATAGGCAAAAACCTCGCCATCAAAGTCCATACCAGCCTTGCTTGGGATTGGCTGCATAATCGGCACTACTTCCTCGCCCTCCTGGTAGCGCTTGGTGTAGATCGTAATTTCCTTGTCCACAAAAGCGTTTTCGTTATCCTTGTGAACTTCCTTTACGCGGGCTGGGTCAATGTAGCCAAGCGCCACCTTGCCATTCTTCTCGTAGGCGCGCAGGAACAATTCGCCATTGACAGCCAGGTCTACCACCAGGTCACGATGTCGCAGATCCATCTTCATTTCAGGGTCAGCCCAGAATTCATCCACGATCTCTTGCACATTTGGGTCTACGCACACATAGGTCAGCCCATCGCCCACCACAAAGTCCGCCATGATTTCCACCATTCGGCGAGCCAGCGGGTTTTGGCGATGCAGGTAGCGAGACACCGTGCGGGCGCGCTCCTGGGTAACAGGCGTCAGGTCACGAGTCTCGCCAGTAAGTCGGCGATACAGGTAATCGTCGGAATCAATCAGCCCAGTCGTAGGCTCAGTCAAGCCCTCTCGGAGGACTTTAAAAGCCTTGGTTACGCGCTCGGTAAAACTTGCCATTTCTCTCCTAACCAGCGATCAATCGGGATCGCCTTATTGTCTCAGATCCTAGCCGTTGCGATGCCAGTGTGGGGGCAATTGCAGCAGAGCCAGAAACATAAATGCCAGAAAGTTCGTTGACAGCGCCAGACACAGCGTCCACCTGGTCGTCGTGTGCGCCCTTGGGGAAAGCGTAACACTCCGAAACAAAGGGTGAATTCCAGAAGCCACGCACTAGGCGCACATTCCCACGATTTGCCTGCGCTGCAAATGCACGAGCGCGCACATCCTTGGCGCCTGTTGCACGCAGCCCCTTGAAATCGTACCCATACAGCACCTTGCGGGAGTAATGGTCAATTGCCATAACGCCCGATGCGCCAGGTTCCTGCTCCATTCGGATCGCCGTACCCTTGGGGTCATTCTGGGCGCACGCCATGATCAGATTCTCCACCTGGTCAGGGCGCGCTCGGACACGCTGGATGTCGGCGACCACAGTAAGCCCCGTTTTCTGGGAACGCCCCACCAGAGCGCCCGCCGTGTAGTCGGGGTCTCGCCCAGCCTTCGCCTCAGTCGCAGCCAAGTCCCAGTAGCGAACCCAGCGATAGTCGCCCCACTCCAGGTCGTCCACATAGTTCTCCAGAGAGCCAGGGTTGAAAAAGTCGCCTGCAGGAGCCACAGTCCAGGCGCCGTCTACCAGTTGGGCGCGCATCACATCGTCCAGTTCGTTGAGCGTCCGCATGTACTCTTCCTGGTCTAGGTGCGGGTTATCAGTCAATTTGGCTGGAACAAAGAGCCGAGCCTCTCCCGTCTTGTCCCTCGGAACAATCCACTCACCCGTGCGCTCATCCTTGTGGGGAATAAAGCGATTAAACACCCAGTCATGCCCAAGCCCTCCAGGGTTGGAAGCCGAGCGGATTCGCGGCGTGGCAGAAAAGCCCTTGAGCCGTCGCAAGCGTGATGTAACAAACATGTACTGGGTTTCGCTGAACTGGGTCAACTCGTCAAAGCCGATGTATTGGAAGGCGGCACCCTGGTAGCGGTATTTGTCGTTTTCGTTCTCCAAGTGACCGAATACGAGCGTGGCGCCATTTCCCCAGCGAAACTCTCTTCGCTCACCATTCCAGGTCACGCCAGAGGCACCAGCGAGCCACCTACGAGCGCGATCCATGACTGCATCGGGTAGGGAGAGGTCTTTGTAGGTTCGGCGCAGCAGCAGGGCGGAATAGTTGGGAATGTGGATGTGCTGAAGCGCAGCCATGAGTAAAGCGTCTGATTTGCCTCCACCAGCAGCCCCGCCGTACAGAGCCTCTCGGTTGCCCAGGCTCAGAAACACCGCCTGCGGCACTTCTGGCTTGTGCGGGACGCAATCAGGAAGGGTCGGATTCAGCCTCTCCAGCAGGGATGATCGTGTCGTCGGGTCTAGAGACAACGCCCAGTTGCTCCAGAAGTCCAAGGGTTGCTGCGAGTCGGGCTGCGTCTGCTTCAGGGTCTCCAACAGTTTTCACCTCAATAGCCTTGCCTTCGGCTCCGCTGACCTCAACGCCTTCGCGTCGGCGCCATTCATTCGGGAACCTGCGCTCCAAGATCCAAGCGGCTGCCTGCCATGAGCGCTCATTTTCTGCTGCGGTAGCCACTCTAGCCAAAAACCTAGATTCTGCAAATGCTTCTGCTTTTTCTATAGCGTCGGAAAATGCAGGATCTTGCTTCATCCACTCGTACAGTGTGTCTCTATGAATACCAGCCAAAGCCGCTGCCCGCTGCCGAGATGCTCCAGCACGAAGTGACTGAAGTAGCGCTTCTGTGCGCTGCTCAGTTTTCTTGGTCGGTCTACCAATTTCCAGGTTTTCATTTGTATCGGTCATGTTGACACTCTACCACCCAACATTGCTAATTTCTGGTTTTGTTACAGAAATCCACCCCGTCAGAACAACGGAGAGACCCGTTTTGACATTAGGTAATACTTAGACACCTGGCGCGAAGCGCAAATCTATTTTTTTACTTTTTACCCGTTTCCCGCTGATACTGGCGAACCGTCGCAGCAGTGAGAAACCAGTCTCGCCCACGCTTCTCGCCTTCAATGCGTCCACGGTTCAATTGTACCCGTAGCGTTGTCGGGCTGATGCCCAGGATTGTGGCTGCCTCGCGCAGTGTGTACTTTTCGCTACTCATTTGTCCAAGCCTCCATCTCTGATCTCATTTTGTTGTGTTCGGAATTAAAACAGCCGAACCCGCCGTTGCCGCATTCGCATTCGTTGCCTGCTGCAGCCCATGCTTCCTCTGGCGAAAGCAAGCCGTTGCTAAATCGGACATACATCATTTCCAGCGATTCACCGCCCTGGGCTGACCACCGTGGTTTGCCGTTGACATACTCGGTAATCACTGCAAGCGGATTTTGTGCATAAATCTCCGCTTCCACAGCGTCCGACAGTTCAGGGCTAATCGTTCTGACCGTCTCTTCCTGGACATGCTTCCACTCCTCGCCGTGGCAAGGAAGAATCACATCCAGGAAAATCCGAACAAACAGATCCACGCCTTCCTGGTTCAGGGGCGTCCAGTCCACCTGCCCAAGTTGTCGGCGCTTGCGTTTGTTGTAAACACCCTCCCGTTTAATGTGCGGGACTTCAGCCATCAATGCACCAATTCCTTCTTTTTCTCAGTTTTGTCCTCTGGATAAGGCAAGTCGCCCATCGTGCCGCCATCTCGCTTCATGATTTTGGTCAGCACTTTCGCCATCTCCATAGCGCTTTCCTGCACCTCCTGCGTAGACATCCAATCCAGGAATTTCTGGTCAAAGCGCTCGTCACCAAGGTAGCCGTTGCCCAAAAGTTCGGCAAGTTGGGTCATGACGATGTAGCCCTGCGCCTCATTGAGCGGGTGCGGATCGCGGTCATCGTCAATCTTGCAGATAACTACTCGCCCGCAGACTGGCGCTACCGAAATCGGGTTCTCGCCCATTGCGCCAAGGGCTGCGCGTCGGATCAGCGTTGCCAGCGAGTTCAGCCGACCAGGTTGGCGCTTGCCGTTGACCGTCTCGCCGTGCATTTCGGCGTCCGAATCCACAAACAGCCCGACCTCCAGTTGCTCGCCGTCTTCGCCATCTAGCAGCAGCGAGCCAAGCGCGGTGTAATCCGTAACCAGCCCGTTGTGGTTGAGCGCCTCTTTGAGCGAGCGACCAATCGGTTTGTCTAGTCCAACCAGTTTCAGGTCGGTGATGCCAAAATCCTTGATCAGCAGCACAGGATTGATAGCGACGCCGTATGCCTTACCCATTCTTCACCGAACCTAGCAGCAGCATGGTGTAGACAACCAGCAAGATTGAAATAGCCCCTAGAAAATCCATTACGAATTCCTTTCTATCGTGTTTAAAGGCATACGCCAATTCCGAAAATGTCAATTTCACCTCGTCAAACAGTTCAGACATACCCATGCACCCCCATAATTTTCTGCAGCGCTGCCGCTGACACCAACATCAAGCACGCAAGCAGGAATAGCCTGCTCACGCTTGCACCAGGTCAGCGATTTTTGCTGCGATGTCCATGACCACCAACTTGTCAATTCCATCCTCTCCACCGAGCGCCATTCCTGGCGTGGCGCCTGGAATTTCTCGGACATACACATCCCCCATGTCCCAGCCGCCGTAAGTGTGTGGCGACTGCACCGCGCACAGCCAGCGTGCATACGGGTTAGCAATTTCCGCGTCGCGGTTTTGGTACCGCTTCAACACGCGCCACTCCCATGTGCCAGCCCTGAAGATTGCATACGGATTTTCAATGTCTCGGCTCTTCCCCTGGAAATTCTTCACTTGACTCCTCCTTCGTACTTGACAATGTGTTCCGCGCAATAAACCTGGTTGCATTCCTCGTGGCACTTGAACCCGCCAGTCGTTCCGACCGACACTCCGCAAAAATCGCAGGTCTTGCTGCCGTACTTGCTGACGCAGGTGAAGCAGAAGTGTCCTGAAGTTTGGTTGTACCCGCCGCATACGCTGCAGGTTGGCGCCGTGCTGGTTTCCTGATTCAGTTCCTGGATTGCCAGATCCTTGAAGACTCCCACCAGTTTTCCTCCTCCTGCGGGGACAGCCCCCGCTTCCAAAGGAAGCATAAACCCTAGCGTTTCAGATGTCAACTACCCACCTCCAGCCTCTCGGCGAGATCAAGGGGCAGCCCAGCCTGGATGATGTCCCGCTGCGCCCCCTGGATGTCGTACTCCACGCGGTGAATCTGGCGGATAGTTTTTCCGTGCTTGTCCACTGCCAGCGACAGCCACGCAGCGCGCTTGTCGTTGTCCCGTGGTTGCCCAGCGCTGCCAGCGTTCATCCACGCCCCAGCCGCCTCCACCTCCAGCATCTGTGGATTTAATTTATTCATGATGTATGGAGCGTATGTCCACCCCATAGAAATCCGATCCTGGATTTCTTCTAACGCCATGTTGTTGATGTCAAGTTCCGCCGTCTTCGGGCGCTTGTAGATTTCTGCAGCCTGGTGCGTGTGACCGTACAAGCCAAAGTCCGCATTGAAATCGCGCAAAGCGTCAAATGCGTCATGGGCAACATGCGCCGACATGTACTCCCACATGGGCGCTCGCGGCGACCCGTGAACCAGAAGCGCATGCTCGTTGCCGATTGCAAACCGTGCCATTGGGCGCAGGTCGTACAAAAAGGCGCGAGAGGTTTCGTTCAACGCATCTTTTGTCCACATGATTGCGGAGCGTGCGCTGTCATTAAACTCGGCGGCATTGCCCCAGGTCTTGAGCGCTTCTTCGTCGTGGTTGCCAAGGATGCCCTTAGCCCTCACTGCTCGCAGCATGTCAATAACCTCGTTTGGGCGTGCGCCGTAGCCGACGAGATCGCCTGTGTGCCAGATTTCGTCTGGCTGGAACTGGGCAATGTCGTACAAAACCGCTTCAAGACCCTGGATGTTCGCGTGAACATCGCTGATCACTGCAACCCTATTAACTTGTTCGGTCATTCAATTCCTCCAATCGTTCGTAGTTAATTTCTCCTTCGCGGCTGATCACCCCGTCAACAATCATCTGGTGCGCTGCGCGCCCGTATGATCCTTGCAGCCTCCAAGCCGTTCCGCTCTTGATGAGGTACGCAAACATCTGCACCGTCTCTTCCAGGTTTAGATTGCCTGTCTCGTAGCGGATGATTGCGTCAACCATGTCAATGCCGCCAGTGGTTTCTCCAATTTCAGTCGTCATGATTGCACTGCCTCCTTCTTAAAAATGATGTTTCCTGCAAGAATTTCCCAGTCAATCTTTCCTGCGCCTAGCAGAATTGATTGCGGATCAATGTTGTAACTGTGAGCCACAAATTGCGCCATGCCCTCGTCCTGCCCGCAACTGCTGCACACCTTGGTGCTGTTGTCGTGGCGAGAAAGTGCGCCCGTGGTTGCGTCAAATTGATTGCCGCACCCATTGCATTCCTGGATTGTTGTTCCCATGTTTCCTCCTTTGCGTCGGGTTCCTCTCCCGACTGCTCCCTAATTGTAAACGATAGCGTTTCTGCCGTCAAACCCACCCATCGGGGCTGGCGGCGGTCGCCCAGTCCGTGACCAGGTTATCAATCTGCTTGAGTGCTTCAGGCGAAACTTCCGCCTTGCAGTCCAGGCAGGCGCAATTCCAGGCGTTGTAACAGTTCTCGCACAACTGCCCAATCTTTTGCTGCATAACTTCTGCGCCGTCTGTCCCACACGCATCGCACGGGACGGAAAAAATCCCTTCGTAACTTCCTTCGTAGGTCACTTCTTTTCCTCCTCGTATCCATCAAACCAGGCGCCAAACTTTGCCGTGTACGCTTTCGCCACTGGCGATGTGCAAGTGCGGCTGCTGGTTTCCTTGTTTCGGCAGTGCGCTTGTGCCTCTTCCAGCGTCAGCCCTCTGTCCACAATCCGATTTGGCACGCCCTCTTCAAAGTGAAGGCGAACAATTTTGTAAGTCGTCTCAGCCATAAATCAACTCCCCAAATACTGCGTACTGGATGATGACTTCACCACCAGTTGCGTCCATGTCTACCTCGCCGTCGCGGGCGTTATAGAGATGCGGATGCTTGGCAAATGCCAGGGCAAACCCGCGTTCAATGTCTGCTCTGCGAATCGGCACCCAAGTGTTTGGGTCTCGTGTCGGCTCGCCAGCGTCTTCGTCCTCCTTGACCTGCACATACACATAGTCGGCAGGCAGATCTTTAAGTTTGTCGTAATCAGGGCTGCCATACGGTGCCTCTGGATCTACATACCAATCCGTCCACTTGTAGCCCTTGCACTCGCCCCAGTAATTAATGCCTCCCTCAATCGCGCAGTGCAAAATGTCTGCGATGTCCTTTTGCTCCAATTCCACCTGCAAGATCTTCACTTGATTTCCTCCTTCTGCGAATTCCACACATCCAGGTCAGCCTTGCGGACAAAGATGCTGCATCCCGCTGCGAACACATTGCTCGTCAGGTCTGCAACCAGCGCCACCTCACAAGGCAGCACCCCTTCTTTGTGCAGTTCCTGGAGCGTCCCGCCCATGGTTACGATGTCGGTTTCTTCGCCCCAGAGGAACATTCCCTCCGCGACCTCAACCCACTCGTCCCCAAGCGTCGTCGTCCAGTAACCGCGCCAGCCGTCGGTGCGGGTGTAGTAGTGATTGATCCCCTCGGTTTCCTTTGCCGTGAGATCCTCGTAATACTCACCGTCCACGATCCAGTTGGCTGCGACCACAACCCTGCGCTGCTTTTCGCCGTTGACCAGGTAAGTGATCGTGCTGGCATGCTCAATTTCTGACTGGAAACAATTCCAGCAGAATTCGCCGCCTTTAATTTCTGACCAGCGACCGCCGTCGCCGTCGTTGTCAATGTCCGATTCGCACCCGACGCACTTAGTGATCGGGCTAGTTACTGCTTCCATCTCTTCCTCCATTTACTCCTCCTTTACGGTTCCTCAACCGTCTGCCAGCATCATAAACCCTGGCGTTTCAACTGTCAATCTCTATGTCCAGGGTTTCGTTGACAAAAACTGGATGCGCCAGCCCTTTCCCAATGTAGGCACTGGAAATGTTGAAGTTGAAAAACTCCTCAGCCTCGCCCAGGTAAAAATCTTTCTCCCCAATTGGGTTGCCATTCTTGGCGTCGTGATCCGCAGCCTCGGCAGCGATCTTTTCCAAGATTTTGCTGACCGAGTACACCGCCACTACGCGAACGCCCTCTGCCGTCGCCTGGGTTGCGTGTCCAATCATGCACTCGTCCCAGCCGTCGGCGTAGAGCGTGCCGTCAATTCTTGTCACCATGAGTCTTCATCCCCCTCATTGAAAAGCCGATCCGCCGCTGCGTGGTCGCCAATCGCCCGAAGATCCTTGATGGTCTGAAGTTTGTGAGCGATTAGTTCCTGCTCACCCATTCGGGTAAGTGCCTGCGCGTACTGGTAGCCCATCGGAAATTTCTGCAGAACTTTGTCAACTACTTTCCAGCGCTCCGCGCCTCGCTTGCATGAACCGCAGAGATACTCGCCGTCGCACTGCTCGTGGTGCATGCAGTCGTAAGGGAAGCAGCATTCCTGCCGATTCTGCTGACTCTCAACATGATCCATGAGCAAGTCCGCTTCCTCTTGCGTCAGTTTCTGCCAGTTCTGATTTAGTTCTGGCGTGTTGACGATTTCTTTTGCTTGGCTTAACTGCATAATTCCTCCGATTACTTGACTAGGTTGGCGAACTTCAGCAGTGCCGCCGTCTTGTTGACAAATTCCCTGTCGCTCAACTGACCCGTGACCCACTGCTTGTGGAGTTCACCGATCTGGAATGCGAGATCCTCCATTGTCATGTGCTTTTCCTCCTCCTACCAGGTTCCTCTCCTGGGCTAACTGCATCATAAACCCCAGCGTTTCAGCCTGTCAAGTCCTTGGAAGTGTTACATCCTCTTCCTGAATCTTGATCCCCAGCCGCTTGGCGGCGCCCTTGGCACCCTTGGGCTTGTACATAAGTTCGTCCTCCACCATGGCGGCGTGTTCGTCCCTGGAGAGCCAGCGCTTGCCCAGTTTGAATAGGGCAGCGTAGAAATCCTCGCCGTGATCGTCGCCCCACTGCAGCCCGTGGGCAATCTCGTGGAGCAGGATCATCCGCCCCGTGATTCCCTTGCTCGGTACGGTGAGATGGTATTTTGCCCAGCACACCCCGCCGTCCGCCTTGCGGAAATTGATGCTGGTTGGGCAGTAGCCTGTAGCGCGCTGGACGCCTTTGATGGTTTTCATGACCCACTTGAGGTGTTCGCTGGAAACTTCCCCGCCAACCCACACCGTTGTTGAGTCGGAAACTGCAAACAGGCTTTCTCGGTGTCGGTCGCAAACTCGCTTGCCAAACCGTAGGGTGCCTTTAGCCCCCCGACTGCAGCGGGCTTCAAGGAGTCGCCACTGGCAGCGGGGGGTGGTAGGCATTGGGGCATCTTACCCCTTGCGCTCGCCCCTCTTCTTTCGGGGGGTGTAGCACTTTGGGCAGTGGCTCATTAGCCCGCCCGCCTCATTCCTGGTGAGGATGAGGATGCCGTGGCGCTTCCCCCCGACTGGGCAGAAGTTCCACATCAGCCCGTCGGCTGGGGAATTTGGGTTTGTCCAATCTAGTTTCATGGTTCCCTCCTGGCTCAGAACTTGAGCCGCTTCTGAAGTTCCGACATGTCCAGGTCGGTGACTGGTTGCGCCTTCGGCGCTGGCTTTGCGGTTCCCCGCGCTTTAGCGATTGCGGCTTCCTCCCGCTCCCGCTGGGCGTTGTACTGGGCAATTCGTTTGTCCCAGTTCCTGAAGAACTTCTTGGTGTTTTTGTTCATTGAGCCTCCTTTCTGTCGGGGTTCCTCTCCCCGCTCCGACATAATTGTCTCACATGTCAGATCAAATGTCAAATCGTGCGTAAAATGGAGGGTCTGTAACAAAAAGTAATACCCCCCGTGCTGCAGACACGGGGGGTGAACACCCAGAGGGGAGGAAGCCCCTGGGGAAGACATTGCGGTTCCTCAACCGTCGCTGGAGCCTATCACAAATTGCGCGTTTTATTCCTGTAAACAATTTCTCGGATCTCTACAAAGATGATGCCGACCCCCAGGTCTCCCGCGAGCGCCAGAAACGCCGCAGGGCTTAGGTCAATGGCTCGGCTTTTGCTTGTCCATGGTCGCCTTAGCGATTGCCAGGCTCCGTGGCAGTAATCCCGAACCGTAACCACAACGCAGCGATCCGTTCCGCGTCGGCACACCTGGATGTTGTATGGCTTGTCGTAATACTCCCAGGAACCGACTGCTGCGTACCATACTTTTTCGCCCTTGCTGTATGGGTTGCAAGTGTTTTTATGCCCGCCAAAACAAAACTTTTTTCCTTGCGGATGAGTGCTTCCGTACCAGGTGGCAGTCCCGCTTGTCGGAATCCCGTGGGCAGTAAGCGGTGGCATTGGCATTGGCGTAATCGCCGCCGACAGCGCCAGGATTAGCCCAATCACAGTTCGTCCACCTGGATGACTACGCCTTCAGGATGCTCCTCGTCGGCGTAGCGCTTGCTTGCGTGAATCGCCCACACCTGGGCGTCGTCATCCCAGACATGAGCCGATGTCAGCGCGTCCAGCACCGAGCGAATCATTTTGTCCAGGTCTGGCTTGACCGTCGGGATTTCGCGCTTGACCGACTTTGGTCGGTGCAAACGGAATTCCAGCCACACCAGCACAGCGCCCTTGAGCGGTGGCTGCCCTTGCCACTGATTGCGCGCTTCCCATTCCACAACCGTTCGCCATGGCTTGAGATTTTTATTGGCGCTGGTGATCACTGGCTTCCCATTGACCACAAACGCCCGCGACGAGCCTTGCGGCTGCGGTTTACCGAGTACGCGGATTGTTTTTCTTGTGCTGCTCATGATCGCCAAGCCTCCTTGCCCAATAATCTCGGTAGGCGTCAATTATTGTCAGGGTATCACCGTGGAGCGTGAACTCCGCTGGTCGGATCGTTCTGGCTCGGTTGGTCTCGCCAGTGATCCAGCCCCGATTTTTTAACACGCCAAGGCGCCGATGAACCGCTGATGTTGCCACCCCAAGCCACTCCGACATTTCTCGGACACTCGCTGAATGCCCGTAAAAGATTCGGAATACCTGAATGAATGCGAAGGTTGCCTCGTAGCGAAACTGCTCGTCGGCTCCCAACTCAATCATGGCGTCCACGCCATTTGGCGTCATCATGTTGGGGATCTTCCCCTCAATGACATACGGGTTCACAGCAAGCCTTCCCCGAAGATGCGAACCAACTCGCTCTTCTCTGGATAAATGTCGTATGCGTCAAGGTCGTGCTTTTCAATAAGCCGCTTTGACAGCAACTTTGGAACGCTTACATAGCGTGGCTCTTCAATGCAGTTCACCACCCACCTGTACATGGTTCCAAACTGATCTTCAACAACAAACTCGCCACCAATGGCAGTTTCATGCCCACTGACTACCCGTACCGCCAGGCGATGCGGTTGCCGTGGATCAAACCTTCCGTCTTCCGTGAACTTGCCATGGTCGCAGCAGTTCCCTGCGCTGCACCCAACGCACGCACACCAATCACAAAATTGGACGATTGTCATGACTTCAACCTTTCCAATACGCTCCCGACGCTTTCCGTGGCGCGATAGCGCCCCAGGGTTGCGGGGTTTATAACCCTGGATGTTTGTCTGTCTGTCTGTTCGTTTGTTTGTTTGTTTGTAGCCACGCTCATGTCACTTTTATCGGTGACGCTTTCGTGACGCTTGCGTGACGATGGCGTGATCGCGTTCATCGGCGGCTGGTATTGCGACCAGTTTGTGACCACCCAATCGTCACCAGACTTCGTGACGATCTCCAGCGACTTGAAACCGTCGGCGATCACCTCGGCATCTGACTGCGTTAGGTGGATAGATGGTGAAGAAACCGCAACCATCAGGTCAAGGTCATCACCAATCACCCCATCGTTCTGGCATGCCCGCGCCAGCAGGCTAAACCAGGCGACAACGCCGTTGGCACCAAACTCCATGCCAATCCGTCGGATCTTCGTGCTGCTATCCCAGTCGCGGTCAACCCGCATCCACTGTCTCTGCGCTTTACTCACATTTTCCTCCACACTGCTTGCTTCTTTTTGCAGATGTGACACCCGCCGACGCGGAGGTTCTCTGCAACTGTTCCCATGCCAGGCATCACTTCGGTCACCGTGGAGCATCCCTGGCACTGCCAGCGCTCCACTGGCGGCTTCGGCTGCGCCCCAGTTAGCAGTCGGTACTGCCAAAGCGCTCGGTCGGGTCGGGGATCTGGTCGGGACTCAATGTGATGCCCCGCCTTTCTTAGTTCCTCAATCCGCGCCGAGTACCGTGACCCGCCGACCTCTGGACTCAGCAGAGCCGCACCAAAGACCCATTGCCCTTCTGCCTCTTGCAAGAGGGCAAGGATCTTTTGGGCGCGAGTCTGCTTTTCCTCGCTCAGAACGGCAGGTCTTCAAGACCGCTGGTGTCATCCTGCGGCTGCGAAGCCTGATCCTTCTTGCCAGCGGCAACAATCACATCGGTTGCAACCACCTGGATCTTGTAGCGAACATTTCCAGCCTTGTCAGTGTAGGTCTGTGGCTCAGGCTTGCCCGTAACCAGCACCTTGCTGCCCTTCTGGGCAAACTTTTCTACCGACTCCGCCGTCTTGCCAAAGCAGACCACCTCGTACCAGACCGTTTCAGGTTTGAAACCCTCTTCGGTCTTTACCTGCTTGTTGACTGCTACCGACAGTCGGGCGTACTTGCTGCCAGCCGCTGAAGCCTTAACTTCAGGGTCTCGCCCAAGATTGCCCATGACCGTGATGTGCGCGAAATCCATTAGATTCCTCCTTCTGCGCCCTTAGCGAGCGCCCACTTCAAGACTTCCTCAGCCTTTTGCTTTGGAATGTCTGCAAACGAATCCCAGCCGCGA